CTCAAGGCCGTGAAACTTGTTAAGGCGTGCAACCTTGTTGGTGATACGCGGATCACAGCACTTTGTGACCGGCTGGAGAATGATCTGGCGCGAGTCACACCCGAAGCACTCAGGGACGATCAGTTCTTGAGAGCGCAAACCAAATCCATGACACAGAACGTCATTGATAACCTTCCATCACTGGAAATTTGATAACAAAACTAAGGAGACCATTATGAGTTTAGCTCAAGATATGTACGCTGTTTCACTAGAACAAGGCGTAGACGCAATCGCTGCAACAGGCAGAGAAAGAGACGGTGGCATTGTCTACCTTGCCCAAGGCCATATGGGTACGGGCAAGACCACAATGCTCAAGATGCTGGCTAAGTTGTTCCCGAAACATAAGGCGATCTTGTTCGACTGCACCACCAAGGACTTGGGTGATCTGATGATCCCCAACATCAAGCTCAACAACGAAGTGTCATACGTTAACTTCGCAACGAATGAAGAGCTTGGCTTACATCTCGATCAGCCAGTAATTCTGTGTCTTGACGAGTACGGCAAGTCAAATCCATCAGTCAAGCTGGCACTGCTTGGTGCCATGCAAGAGCGGGTGTTTGCAGGTAGGTCGCTACATCCTGACTCAATCATCTTTGCGACGACTAATCTGGGTGCCGAGAAGGTCGGTGACTTGTTACCACCACATGCCTGCAATCGGATTGTGCAGATGCGGATACGTAAGCCAGATCATATGGAGTGGGTTGCATGGGGTGTCGAGAACGGCATTGACCACACTGTACTTGGCTGGGCCAAGGAGACCCCGCAGTTATTCCAGTCCTTCGAGGAAGTGCAAGACCCTAACGACAACCAGTACATCTTCCACCCCAAAGCGAAAGAACGTACATCGTTTGTCACACCGCGCTCACTGGAGAAGGCGAGTTACATCGTCAAGAAACGTGAGGAACTGGATAGCTTTGTCATAACAAGTTTATTGACAGGGATCATCGGTGACCGTGGCGCACAAGATCTGGCGGCGTTCGTAAAGCTGGCACACGATCTACCATCACTGGAGTCGATCAAGCAGGATCCAGAAGGTGCGCTAGTGCCAACGACTCCATCAGGCACTTGCATGGTGGTGTATCGAACACTGGGTTCCATTGAAAGGTCTTGGACTCCGGCATGGTTCACATACATGAAGCGTCTTGACACAGAAGCACAAGGCTACTTCATCAATGGGGTTCGAGATAAGAACTACGACGAAAAGCGCCGAGAGATTGTTGTGCAGGATGCCGGTTACGGTGAATGGTGCAGCAAGAACTCTTGGATGTTCACAGCCGACAAGGTGTAAGGAGATAACGTGTTACTAGCAACAAAGATAACGGAGGAGCAACGGCTCCAGAAGTGTGTCGTAGATATTATGCGGCACCCACGCTACATGTGGTCAGCCGGTGTGCTGATGCTGGGCAAGCTGGAGGTTGTCGAAGACATACCCACGGCTCGTACCAACGGCGTCGATGTGCAGTTTGGACGTGCGTTCATACAGTCATTGACCGATGCACAGCTACGGTTTGTGCTGCTGCATGAGCTGTATCACAAGATATACAAACACCTCACCACATGGCGGTGGATGTATGACAAGGAAGCGCAATTGGCTAATGCCTCTTGTGACTTCAACATCAACGGCAAGCTGGTGGACGAAAACAAAAAGCCAGACCATCGGGTCAACGGCAGGATGGAGCAGTTCGCTACCATGCCCACCAACGACAAAGGTGAACGGATAGGTTTGTTTGACGAGAAGTACAGAGTCAAAGATGGCTGGATGGATTCTGCTGCTATCTTCAAACAGTTGTACGAAGAACGTCGTGGAGGTGGGGGTGCTGGCGGTAACGGTACAGCCTCCGATGAAAATGTTGTGGTAGGCCAGGGTGGCCCAACAAATGGTCAACCTAGTAACGAGTTACCACAAGGCTTTGACGAACACGACTGGGACGGTGCACAAGAAGTACCCACAGACGAACAGAAAAAGAATGCGCGTGAGATTGACGAAGCATTACGTCAGGGTGCTATGGCAGCAGGCAAGATGGGGTCAGGTGGTAGCAGGTCACTCGAAGAACTACTTGCACCACAGATAGACTGGCAAGAAGTTATGAGAGCGTTCGTCAACGATGTGTGCAGAGGTAATCACTTCTCGACGTGGAAGAGACCCAACCGCAGGTACATCGGCGCTAACATCTTCATGCCCAGTGGCATATCAGAGACCGTTGAAGATCTGGTGTGCAACATCGACACATCCCTGTCGATACAGCAGTGGCACATTACCTTGTTCCTATCGGAGCTAGCTGACTTGTGCGAAACAGTCAGGCCGAATCGGGTTCGGCTGTTGTACTGGGACACCCAAGTTTGTCGTGAAGAGATCTACGAAGGTGAAGAAATAGATAGCATCCGCACGTCAACAAAGCCAGAGGGCGGCGGTGGCACAAGGATAAGCTGTGTAACTAATTACTACAAAGCGCATGACATCAGGCCAACCGCGTCCATCGTCTTTACAGACGGTTACTTGGGTGGTGAGTGGGGTGAGTGGGATACACCGCTACTGTGGTGCTTACTCAATAACAAAGCCGCCAAGCCACCCATCGGCAGCTACGTACACATTGATGAAAACAAACTTTGAAATGTCTAACACGTTAGACCTAACTGAAACTAGGAGAAGATAGATATGTACACGCATGAGAGTGCTTTTTTCACACACAAGACTCACTTAGGAGAAGAGTGGGATGTGACTCAGCCAATCACGGACGAACGGACAAACGTGCGTATGTCCCACTCTTTCGCCAAAGACTTGAAGGACGAGATGCGCTGGGTGAGCTTTCGACAAGATCGCAGGAACGCAGACAAGCTATGGGTTTGTGACGATAGCCCGTTTCCTCTGGGGTTTATTGCCTTCGGTAACTACACCGATGCTGGCAAGGGAACCAAGTATGTTGTGGGTTCTCGCGTCATTGAGAACAACAAGTATGCTTCATACAGTAATCAGCACTGGATGCTGATGAGTAAGAACAAGAGCACGGCGCTGCGAAATGCCAAGCGGTATCTGCGAGGCTGGATTGCAGGCGAGATAGCTGAGGGAAGTATTCAAGACTTCCAAAGAGCAAGGATGAAGGTGGTCGATGAGCTTAAAAGTGAGCTACGTGAACACAAGGGAGAGATGTCCTTGATAGCCAACACGTCAAAAGACAATACCGCTTATGACATGCTCAAGAGACTTGTGCATCACATACCTGAGGAGAGTGATATACACAGACGTATGCAGAAGTGCATGGAGCTTGAACGTGAGATAGGTGACGATCAATCCCAAGATGTTACGGCTACGTTTGTTTGCATCAAGGAACCTGTAGCCGGTTACCCAGCACTGCATACGGTGGTGATACCGCCAGATGTGGTGAATGGAGGATATTGGAGAGCGCACCACCCTAATTATTTTCAATCTGATCTAATCAATACGACTATAGATGGCGGCGCTAAAGCTGACCAGTTCTACCATCTAGCAGAGTTTGTTAACAGGTTGACCGTGCTGGAGGATGGTACGTACGTGCGTGGCGTTGGCATGAAAGTCAGCGAGGATATGTTCTATGTCCACACCACCGTATAGCGATCTAAATATGGTTCAAGATATTGCAACAACGCTGGGTAACCAGAACAAGTTAAGCCATGATGGGCCAGTCTATCATGTAACCGCAGATCCTAAGTACGACTGGTGGAAAGTATTGTGTATTGGTATCGAATGTGTTGACAACGATTATACTGGTACATACTATTCATCGGACGAACTGCCGGAAGAACTGAGAGATAAGATACTCAGGCTTTCGGTTCTGGAACCACAGACACCACAGGTAGCAAGGGTCGGACTTCGGTCTGGCCCTGTGACCTTCTGGGTGTTTGGCGATGTCTAACCTGTTAGACATTTTCATAAGAAGGGGACTGTCATGGCAAAGACGCCAGAAAAGAAAGTTAAGGACAAAGTAACCTCTGTCCTAAAAAGCATCGGTGCGTACTATTTCTATCCCGTATCGGGTGGTTATGGGCGCAGCGGGGTGCCCGATATTGTCGGGTGCTATCAAGGTAAGTTTTTTGGTATTGAGTGCAAAGCAGGGGCGGGGAAACTCACCACGCTTCAAACCAAGAACCTACAAGAAATCCGTGCTTGCGATGGTATCGCTATGGTTGTCAATGAAGACAACATACATGACGTGCTGTGCGAGCTAACGGAAACGACAACAAACCCTAACCAGTTAGAGTTTAATTTTTAATTAGGAGACCATGATGACGAGAAAATATACTCGTAGGAAAATAACCAAAACAGCAAAGCTGAGAAAATATTTTAAGGAGCACCCCACGGCGACTGCGCGTGAAGCTGCCAATGCAACTCATGCCGCCTACGGCACTGCGTGGACGGTGAAAAAAGAAGTTGCGGATCCATTTGAAGCCAGTGCCCGCACATTTAGACGTGTGACGAATGATGCTGGGGCCACTCAAATCGAGCTTTCACACCCTCCTGTGTTATCACAAACACTGGTACAGGACGACAAACACGAATCTGGAACTAGCGACGGAAGCACCGCGTCTTACTACGAACTGCCTGCTGAAGCAAAAGAACTTCAAGACCTCATCTCTCATAAAGATATGAATGCACAGATTGGCGAGATCTTTCGTGCTGCGTATCGGTATGGACAGTCATCGCATAGTGATAAGTTACGTGACGCAAAGAAGATTCGATTCTACATTGATGCTGAAATTAAACGTCTAGGGGGTTGATATGACTGAGGATGCAGAGCTTAAATTGTTCTACGTTACCGTCGAAGAAACTGTTTCGAGGCAGGTGGCGGTAGAAGCGAAGAACGAAGAGGAAGCACGATACCAAGCCATAGATGATCGTGGCACGATTGTTCGTATACCTATTACTACAGGTGTGACTGTTACAGCCGTGTCGGAGAGGGAGCGAGTGTAGTGGATCTAATTACACTCGACTTTGAGACATACTACGACAAAGAGTTTTCTCTTAGTAAATTAACAACAGAGGAATACGTCCGTGACCCGCGTTTTGAGGTCGTGGGCGTAGGAGTAAAGGTAAACAATGGCGCTACCGAATGGGCTTCTGGAACACGCGAGGAACTTCAAGGATACCTTGACGAGTTTAACTGGGCTGACAGCATGGTGCTGGCTCACAACACTATGTTCGATGGCGCTATATTATCTTGGCTGTTTGGTGTTCGCCCTCGGATTTATTGCGATACTCTTTGTATCGCCCGCGCTCTACATGGGGTGGAAGTTAGTGGAAGTCTCAAGGCGTTATCCGAACGCTATCAGATAGGTGCCAAGGGCACAGAAGTATTAGATGCGTTGGGTAAACGTCGTGAAGACTTTACTGAGAAGGAGTTGGATAGCTACGGGGACTACTGCATCAATGATGTGGAGCTTACCTACAAGCTATTCAACATCTTCTTACGCAATGGGTTTCCAAAGAAAGAGTTGCGGGTCATCGACTGCACGTTGCGGATGTTTATAGAACCGATATTAGTTTTGGACTGCAAGCTACTGGAGGACAACCTGTATGACATCAAACGATTCAAGGATAACTTGTTAGCAGAAGCGGGTGTATCTGACAAAAAAGAGCTGATGAGTAGCGATAAGTTTGCTGATCTGCTTAGAAATGCAGGTGTCGAACCCCCCATGAAGGTCAGTCCCACGACAGGCAAAGATACCTATGCGTTCGCTAAAACTGATGAAGGATTCAAGAGCCTTGTAACGCATGAGAACTCCAACGTACAGGCACTTGTTAACGCACGTTTGGGCTTGAAAAGTACCTTGGAGGAAACTCGTACTGAGCGGTTCATAGATATAGCGAAACGTGGCACTTTCCCAGTCCCGACAAAATACTACGCAGCACATACAGGCAGATGGGGTGGTGACGATAAGGTCAACGTCCAAAATCTACCTAGCCGTGGGCCGAATGCTAAGAAGTTAAAGCGTAGCATTACCGCACCTGATGGATATGTTTTAGTGGACTGTGACTCTTCGCAAATCGAAGCAAGAGTATTGGCATGGTTTGCGGAGCAAGATGATCTGACTCAAGCCTTTGCAGATAAAGAGGACGTGTATGTGAAGATGGCTTCGCGCATCTACGGCGTTGGAGAGTATGAGGTAACGAAGGATCAGCGGTTTGTCGGTAAGACCACAATCCTCGGCGCAGGTTACGGTATGGGGGCGGTGAAGTTTCAAGCGCAGTTACAGACATTCGGTACGGATATAGAACTGGATGAAGCACGGCGTATCATCAACATATATCGTGATGCGAACTGGAAGATCTCAAGTCTGTGGCGTGATGCGAACTATGCCTTGCAGTATATGGAGCGCGGCGAGTCATTACCATTTGGGAAGCGTGGCGTCATAGAGGTGGTGAGTAAAAGACACGGTATCAAGTTACCGTCTGGTCTGGTTATGAAATACGAAGACCTACATGGAGCTAAAAATAGCTACGGTGTTGAGTACACATACAAAACAAGGAAAGGCCGAACCAAGATCTACGGTGGCAAGGTTATTGAGAACGTGTGTCAGGCACTAGCGCGTTGTATTATTGCAGAACAAATGTTAAAAATAGCAAAGAAGTATCGTCCAGTGTTAACTGTGCATGATTCTGTGGTAGTATGCGTACCCAAGGAATCTGCGAAGGCGGGTCAAGAGTACATCGAAGCGTGTATGCGCTATGTGCCAGAGTGGGCAGAAGGGTTACCACTAGACTGCGAGAGTGGTATGGCTAAAGCATATGGAGATTGCGAGTAATGGAATTTACACCGTGGGACGAACTGCTCATCAGCCAGCGGGATCGACTTAATGCCGCTGACGCCGTTATAGAAGAGGCGACATATTTACGGGAAGCCATGAACGCTAAAGAGATAACATTTGAGCAAGCTCTTATGGCACTACTTATAGCTGAGTTACGTAACTTACCTTATGCAAGTGGTTCGTGAGAATGAAGTGCGTCATTCTGTTTACCGAGACTCCGTTTATGGAAGGTAGTTACTCTAACCTCATAGAAGCATATGAAGCCAAAGAGAAACTCCTCAAGCGGTTTCCGAAACTTCGTCTCGAAATAGCAGAAGTATCTGACACGTTTAAGATCACGTACGACATGAATTGGAAAAACTATGAGGATATTTTGCAGAAAGCATACGACGAAGAGTATGAAGATTGAATGTAGCGCCTTGGTCGTTCAGTAAGATTAAGGCATTTCAACAGTGTCCTAAGCAGTTCTACCATGAAAAGGTGCTTAACCAGTATCCGTTCAAAGAAAGTGAAGCGACACTGTACGGAACGGCTTTCCACGAAGCTGCGGAGACATACATCCGTGACGGTGGGGAGCTTGACCCACGGTTTTCGTACGCTAAAAAAACTTTGGACGCGCTGAACGCCAAGAAAGGTAAGAAGCTGTGCGAAGTAAAAATGGGACTGACCGAAGACTTAGAAGCGTGTAGTTTCTTTGCTAAGAATGTTTGGTTCCGTGGAATCGCTGACTTGTTAATCCTAAATCGTGATGACAAGTTAGCGTGGGTGATTGACTACAAGACCGGCAAGTCGGCAAGATATGCTGACAAAGGGCAGCTAGAGCTTATGGCGATGGCTACCTTCAAGCACTACCCCGAAGTGGAGACCGTTCGGGCTGGACTGCTGTTTGTAGTGAGTAATGATTTGATAAAGGATCGCTACACCACAGAAGATGAAGAAGGACTGTGGGCAAAATGGATGGGTAACTACGAAGATATGGGGACTGCATTCGACAACGATGTGTGGAACCCGAATCCTAGTGGGCTATGCAAGGCATGGTGTCCTGTTCTCGAATGTCCGCACAACGGAAGAAACTGATGCCATATAAAAATCCGAAAGACCGTAAGAAACAAAAGAACCCCCCTGTGGGTAGCAAAGCGCATGAAGCACGTATGGAAAGACAACGTGCACGTCGAGCTATGGACAGGACGGGCCGCGATGCCAACAAAGATGGTCGGGCAGATAAACGTGAAGGCAAAGACGTAAGCCACAAGAAGATGTTAAGCCGTGGTGGTTCTAACAAAGACGGCGTGCGGGTAGAAAGTAAAAGTGCTAACCGCAGTCGTAATGGCAAAAGCCCAAAGCGTAGGTGAATGAAGAATTTAGAGGTGTGCTCATGGGCGTGGGTATAGCAGCGTCCGTATACCTTATAGCGTACATTTTGTACTTAATAACTTAGGTCAAGGGGTTTCCTACTCCTAGTTAGCACGTTCCCGTCCGTGTGACCGAAGACGGGACTTATTCATAGTGGGGGGCATATGGGGTCGGGTGAGTGATGGCATCCGACTGCTCCCAAGGCGTTATCCTTAAGCCTTGCTAAAGAAAGGGTGAAATGAAGTGCGCTCCCCCACGCATCGTGAGTGGCGATGAGTTTGAAGGCGTCAATTTCACCAACCATCACATTTTTATCGGAAGGGAACATGAGAGTAAAAGACGTCGATGAGTTTGAAGATGGAAACCTATGTGCACAGTATTTGTTTGAAGTGTGCGCGGTAGCTTCATCATGCAACAAAAAACCTGAAGAGCTTACGGACATAGATATTGCTAGGGCTAGAAGAAAATTGAAGAAACAGGGCGCTGATTTGTCTATGGATCTATGGAAATGAGAGTCATAGACAACAAAGCCTTATTACTCAGGCTCCGCAACAATCAACAAGTCACGCAGGTCATACCTAAAAGTAAAGCACTACCTGATAACAAAGTAGTGGTTAATTGGGGTATTGACGAAACTCATGTACTCAAAAACCTCGGTATAAACGCACCGTCGCCTATAGAAGGGCGGTACAAGTGGACGGGTAAACATCAACCGTTTGCCCACCAAAAAACTACTTCATCGTTCTTGACCCTTAACAAACGTGCCTTTTGCTTCAACGAGCAGGGCACCGGCAAGACAGCCAGTGCGATTTGGGCAGCAGACTTCTTGATGAATCAGGGGAAAATAAATCGCGTGCTGATTGTATGTCCGCTGTCGATCATGGATTCTGCATGGAGAGAAGATCTTTTTACCTTTGCGATGCACCGCACCGTCGATATTGCCTACGGTTCTGCTAAGAAACGCGCCGAAGTAATCAACAGTAGTGCCGAGTTTGTAATAATTAATTATGACGGAGTAGAAATCGTAGAGGACGAAGTAGCAGCAGGTGGGTTTGACCTAGTGATTGTTGACGAAGCTACCCACTACAAGAATGCACAGACGAAGCGGTGGAAGACACTGAACAGACTGCTTGGCTCTGATAAGTGGCTTTGGATGTTGACAGGTACACCTGCGGCTCAAAGCCCAGTTGATGCTTATGGCATAGCTAAACTTGTTAACCCGAAAGCTGTACCCCGCTTCTATGGGTCGTTCAGAGATATGGTCATGTACAAAGTGACTAACTTCAAGTGGATACCCAAGCCCGATGCTACCGAGACCGTCTTCAAAGCACTGCAACCTGCGATACGGTTCACAAAAGAAGAGTGCCTAGACTTACCTGACATCGTTTACACAAAACGAGAAGTTGAGTTAACCCGGCAACAGAACAAATACTACAAAGAACTAAAAGACAAAATGATTATGCAGGCGGCTGGTGAAGAGATCACCACACATACAGCAGCCGTGAATATGAACAAGCTCCTGCAAATAAGTTCTGGCGCAGTGTACACAGATAACGGTGAGACTTTAGAGTTCGACATCAAGCACCGATACAAGGTGTTGCGTGAAGTCATAGACGAATCAAGTAAAAAAGTTCTGATATTTGTGCCGTTCAAGCACACCATTAAACTGCTTGCTGATAAGCTACGTAGCGACAAAATCACTACAGAGGTCATTAGCGGGGCGGTCAAGGCAACAGATCGCACGCGGATATTCAAAGATTTTCAAGAGAAAAGTGATCCCAAGGTGCTAGTCATACAGCCGCAGGCAGCAGCACATGGTGTAACGCTAACCGCTGCTAACACAATAGTATGGTGGGGGCCGACAAGCTCCGTCGAAACCTATGCACAGGCGAACGCTCGTATCCACAGGACAGGGCAAGACCACAAATGCACAATCGTGCAGCTACAAGGGTCGCATATTGAAAAGCGTGTGTACGCACTGCTAGACAATAAGATCGACACCCACACAAAAATTATAGATTTGTACAAAGAAATACTTGCGTAAGCCACAACCTGCCATTACTATGCAGTCCTCACCATAAAATACCACTATGGGGATGCAATGGATATGGATTTTGAGGGCAGCACCTTGCCCATAGATAAGTTAACTAAGGTTTTCTTCAAGATAAAAGAGAAGCGCGAAACACTGAAAGCAGCTTTTGATTCTGAAGATCGTGAGTTAGAAGCGAAGCAAAATAAAATTAAGACTGTTCTTTTAGATCACTTGAAGGCCACAGGTCAGAAAAGTGGTAAGACTGAAGCAGGCACATTTTATCGCTCAGTGAAACAACGGTATTGGACTAACGATTGGGAGTCCATGCATAAGTTCGTATTGGAAGAACAAGTGCCAGAGTTTTTTGAAAAGCGTCTGCATCAAGGTGCGGTGAAACAGTTTCTTGAAGACAACCCAGAGAAGTTACCCAAAGGACTAAACGTAGATTCGGAGTACGTCCTTACGATGAGGAAGTCTAAATGAATACACTGGTGCCAATCGAAGACGTGGCAAAGCACTTTAGTGTGAGTCTATCGACAGTCCGTAAGTGGGCGCGTGATGGAGTCATACCAGAAAACATGTATGTGAAGATAGGCCACACCCAGCGGTTTGACCTAGATCGCGTGGCAGATGCTTTGATGCGGTACAAAGAAAAAAGTTCGTCGGACACATACGAAGTAGAGTATGCGAAAGATGGTTTTGGTGATGTTGATGATGACATCTAATGCGCCGGATAAGTATTCAAGGGGCTAAATTTTCTGGGGTACCAAACTGCACTGACAAAGTAGACGTAGTTATCGTAAACGCGGGGCCAGTCTCACGTTCGTATTATGAAGGTGTGTTTGATTCGCAGTTTAAGAAAGCTCCTACGTGTTGGTCAGTGGATACACAAAGACCAGCGGCAGAAGTGCCAGAGGGTCAGAGACAAAGCTCAAGGTGCATGGATTGTTCTCATAACATCCGTGGTTCGGGAGCAAAGGGAGGTAGGGCTTGCCGATTCCACCAGCGATTAGCAGTCGTTGAGGAATCAGACTTTGATACGGTGTATCAGTTGCAGGTTCCCGCCAGCAGTATATTTGGTAAGGAAGCGAGTAAGAGTTGTATGCCCTTACAAGCCTACGCCAAATTTTTAAGTGGGCATGGCACACCGTCTATGGCGGTTGTCACCAGAATTAGTTTTGACGAAAACAGCAGTGTGCCAAAACTTTTTTTCTACCCACGAAGAGCGTTAGAAGAAGAGGAACTTGGAACGATTAGGTTGCTAGTAGACCGAGATGATGTACTAGAGGCGATTACAACCAGCTTTGTGGTTGAGTCGCTGTTCAATGTAACGGAAGGGTTCAATATAAATAGCCAATCAGGAGACCAACATGGCTGAAGATTTTATGTACTACCAAATGACTAACGTGGAAGCGTTGTACCCAAAACTTGATACCACGTATAAGTTTGATAACCGCGCCAACGGTGGCAAAGGTGGATCCGTCAAGTGTGACGCACTAGATGATGGTGCGGAATACAGCATATCGTTTTTGATGGCTGCGCCAGAAGCAAAAGCGTTGTACAAAGCAATGAAGGCAGCGTACACCAAAAAGAAAGAGGACGGTTGGCCTGAAAAGTTCCCGCTACCATTCAAGAAGCAAGAAGACGGTAGGTACTTAGGTAAGGCTAAGTTGAAAGGGGCGTATGGCACAGACAAAACCACGCCTCCTCTACAAGTAGACGCAAAGAATAACAAGTTACCAGCGGACTTTCAGTTGACCTCCGGTAGCATCGTGAATCTTGCGTTTACCTTTGTGCCCTACAGCGTACAAGGTACCGGCGTCAGCCTACGCCTTAACGGTGTGCAGGTTATTGATTACAAACCAATGCAGTCTCGTTCACCATTTGGTGTTGTAGACGGTGGGTTTGTAGCACAGCCTGACAACCCGTTCAGCGATACCACAAAGAGCACCGATGTCGAGTTGGATGATGACGATTCAGATGACATCTTTAATTCTGTTGAAGAAGAAGCCCCAGCACCGAAAGAGCCTAAAAAGGTTGTCAAGAAGTCTGCCCCTGCACCCACAGACGATGATGACGTTAGTGCTCTGATTGAGGAATGGGACGACTAACTTCAACGGGATACTCACTACGGCTAGGTAATCCCGAAAAGGGTGTGGCGACACCCCTGCCGTAGTGCCTCTTAATGTCTAACCTGTTAGACATTTTAGGATTTTACGGGTGCAATTATGGATACAAGAATTTTCTTGCGGAAGATTCTGCCCAGCCAAGGAGTATATGTTCTCTGGTGCAATAACACAGAACTTAAAAGACACACACGAACACTGTCGTTTAAGAATATAGATGAGTTAGCAGCGCAGGCAACAGGATACGATAATAACGGTTGGGACGCTTATTTCGCGTTAAGTGCTTTCAAGGAAGAAGGTACTCGTAAGGCAACAGATGCTTCACATATCAAAGCTCTGTTCCTTGACATTGATGTGGGGGAGGACAAACCACACACTAGCAAGCAACACGCACTGCAAGAGCTAAAGCGTTTTTGCAGCGTGTTAGATCTACCTAAGCCTATGCTTTTGGACTCAGGTGGTGGGATACACACCTACTGGGCATTTACGGAAGACGTAAGCATAGCGGACTGGAAGCCGGTAGCTGAGAAGTTCAAGGCTTTATGCGCCGAACACAAGTTTCTCATAGATACAGCAGTGCCTGCGGATGCAGCTAGAGTGCTACGCATATTAGGTACGCACAATTACAAGTTCGATACTCCTGTACCTGTGAAGTTGTTACAGGATGCCCCCGCCGTAGATTTTGATTTTCTCGCAAATCAGCTCGGCTGCGATCTGATACCAGTCCCCGAAAAAGCGGAGGCGATCTATGAGCCACCACCAGACAGAATTTTCAGCTTCAAGAATATCTTGGCAAAGACGCAAGCGGGTAGAGGATGTGAGCAGCTACGTAGCATCGTGCTGCACCAGAAAGAAACGGTAGAGCCTATGTGGAGGGCGGGGCTTTCTATCGTTAAATACTGTGAGAATGCCGAGAGCCATGCACATAACATTTCGCACTTACATGACGAATACACTCCAGAACTGACAGCGGAGAAGTTTGAGCTAATCAAGGGGCCATACCGTTGCGCCACATTTGACGAGCTAAACCCCGATGTCTGCATACACTGCCCGAACTGGGGCAAGATCAAGTCGCCCATATCTCTAGGCGCTAGGTTTGCACCTGCAACGGCTGCAACACCTAATCCAGATACTCTTTTCTCCGATACTACAGTTGGCGAAGAGCCTACTTTGTCAGAACACGTTATCCCAAGTTATCCGCGCCCATACTTTCGAGGCGCAAGTGGCGGCATATATGTCCGTAGCGTTGGGCCAGACGGAGATGTAGATGAGCGGGTTGTTTACCACAACGATCTCTATGTGACCAAACGCTTAGTTGATGTGGAAGCAGGAGAGTCGATTGTATGCCGACTACACCTACCGAAAGACGGTGTACGGGAGTTTACAATGCCGTTGACAGCGGTTACGTCCCGCGAAGAGTTTAGAAAAACAATGTCCATGCAGGGCGTTGCAGTAACAAGACCAGACGATTTAATACAATACATGACTACTTGGGTAAACGAATTACAAGCCTCCAGCACAGCAGATACGGCTCACCGACAGTTTGGTTGGATAGACGACAGGTGTTCAGCTTTCGTAGTTGGCGACAAAGAGATACACCCTAACAAGATTCGGTATAACCCACCGTCCACCCCGACTGCGGCGTTGCTTTCCAAGTTTGAGCCAAAGGGTACCTTGGATGGATGGAAAGCTATGGCAAACTTCTATACGACTAGGCCGGAACTTGTGATGCACCAGTACGTTGTGTGCACCGCGTTTGGGTCACCGCTTATGCACTTCTTCCCACAAAATGCCTGTGCGCTCCACCTACATAGTGCGATCAGCGGGTGCGGTAAGACCGCAGCTATCCGCGTAGCAGCATCGGTGTGGGGGTATGAGAAAGCTCTTATGCTAGAAGAGCGAGACACAGACTCTATGAAGTTCAACCGTGCAGAGGTGCTGCACAACCTACCGTTCTACGTGGATGAACTGACCAATGAGCACAGTAAAAGACTGAGTGATCTGGCGTACCAGCTATCGTCAGGACAACAGCGTGGACGTATGGCGGGCGGTGCGAACCTAGAACGTACCCGAGGAGAGCCTTGGAAGTTTCTAGCCGTTACAACGGGCAACGCCAGCGTCATAGAACGCATTGCTTTGGAGAAACAAGCGCCGAAAGCAGAAGCACAACGCATGATGGAGTGGCCTGCACAGAAGGTATTTGGCACTACGGAAGAGAAGCGTGACACCGATCTGTTCGATGAGGCGGTAGCCGCTAACTACGGACATGCTGGGGCCATCTACATTCAGCACATCATGCAGAATCTCGACTACGTAAAAGCCACACTCAAAGAAGTACAGCAGCGTGTGGACACGGTAGCGAAGCTAACATCTGAGAACAGGTTTTGGTCTGCTGGAGTTGCTTGCACGCTCACGGGAGCTATCTTCGCTAAGAAGTTAGGACTCATAAACTACGACACGAAGGAGTTGTTCAAATGGTCTATCAAGTTATTGAAGCACAACATGGACTCGGTTAGCGGTATGGGCGTGTCAGTGCGGCAGACACTGAACGAATACTTGAATGAAAACTTCAACAACATACTGATGATTAAGAGCACTGATGACCTACGGAAACAGTCGAACGGGTTGGACTCACTGGTTATTCCAGACGCACTGCCGAGAGGAAAGTTAGTTGCACGATACGAGACGGATCTACAGCAGGTCTATCTAGCACCTAAACCATTGAAAGTCTGGTGCGCTGCACAGCAGGTGAACTACAGCGCGTTTGTAAGTGACCTGACTAAGAAAATGGGTGCGAAGCGAGGGAAGGTGCGTTTAACGAAAGGCACTCAGTTTCGGACAGACGCCCAGCACGTATTAATAGTAAAAATGAAACTAGGAGGAGATGATGAGCAGGTTATTTCTGCAAGCGATACAGGCACAGAAAAGAGTGAAGGAGGTAATGAAAAGTAAGGGTGGACGTAATGGCTCGTTACCACAAGATAAAGAGAAGCAAAGCAAGGCCGAACGTCAGTTAATTGACATAGCTCTTGCAGAAAAAGTGATAGGGCTACAAGAGAAGGGTATAACTAGATCTGGCATAGCTGATTTGTTGATGGTGTCGCCATCTAAGATAAGTAACATTACACAGCGGTTCTATCGTAAGGGCGGCAAGATATGCAGGTTGGTGCGTAAACACGGTTCTTGATGTCTGTAGTAAAACTTGATGACTTAACCCCTGATGGAGTTCACATAGTGGTCGATTGGGGAGCTATGGTTATCGGTAGCTCTGTGTTTATACCATGTGTCAATACAGACAAAGCTACACAACAGGTGAAGACTATCTGCATCGAAAGAAAAGGGTGGGACATCGTAGCTAAGACGCGAGTAGAAAGTTCGCTTTTGGGTGTTCGTGTTTGGAGAATCTTATGATAGGATCTCGCCCGACAAGGTTGATGGTCTCCTCCAATAAAACTTGTCCCCTCTACTGCGCTGCCCCTTCTATGCGTGGTAGAGGGCTTCTATTAGAAAAATCCGTCTTCTTCTACGAGACCTTGTATATTTTTAGGTAGCACCACACCGTTGTGCATTCTTGTTGCACTTGTTGCCCTGTGCCTAGCAAGGGATTTCTTCACTGTCTTTCTACTTATAAACAGGTCGGGGTCTCTGCCTACCGCTGCCGAAGCGTTAAACTCGTCTATTTCACGCTCTGCATCGTCCATTCCTTCAAAGTCCCCGTACTGTTCAGCCACGTACAGTTTCTTCAACAGTTTTGCGCGTTTAGCTCTATCCCTATCTGACATTCTCTTAGCAGCAGAAGTCTCATCCATAGCCTTGGTGTACTCATTTGGTGGGAATCCGAACACCTTGGCAACTAGATCACCGGCTGTTATGTCGTCGTACATGTAGTCACCACGCCGAGTGCGGATACCCCCTTCCATACCAAACCTGACAGCCTGCATTGCGTTCCTCACAGCTCCCGGTAGTATGTCTTCTGTACCTCTTACTAAGTCACCCTCTGCTATCTTATCAATACCTTTTCTAAACCTAGAATACACACTCCATGCAGGGCCACCTACAAGGTGAGCAAGCTCTTCTTCTGGTGAGGGGTTACTGTTAAACCTGTCAGCTTCAAACAACAAGTCGGTTAACTTGACACGTTGAGCTACGTCGAACCCAGTAAGTTCAGAGACTAGACCTCGGTACAACAGTTCATTGTCTATTGCACGGCGCACATAAAAGTCAGCTTCTTCGTCATCGTCCCCTAAAAAGAACATGTCAGCCAACATAGTCACTGCACCGTATATTGGTATTCCCTGCACTCCTGCGAAGAACAACGCGGATAGGTGAACTCCTGCAAGCTGTTTTGCTGCGTCAGACCGAAAAGCATCAGCAAGAGCGCCCGCTGCGGCGGCTTTCATCCCTTTTGATTCAAGGTCTCTAGCGTAAGAGGCTCGCGCTACATCAAGTGCTTCCTTTCCGGTTTTGAGCATGGTGTAGTACATCTGGATGCCGTAGTTCTTGTACATCAGAGCTACACGACCAACACCATCTCGCGCAAAGCGTGGGCCAGTTTCTAGGGTTGCACCACCGTTAATCTGTTGTGTTTCGTATATTGCTTCTTCTGCGGCTTGTTGCTGTTGTTCAAGAGTGGGTTTCTTACCACCTGTTAACTTGTTCAGTGCAAGGTCGTACGCAGTAATTAGCGTTACTTGGCGGTTCATTACTTCTGCTTCGTGAAACATCAATGCAGATATGTTTGTTATCACATCAGGAACACTTTGCTTTCGGCCTGATTGATCTACGTTGAGTGTTTCTGCTAAGAACGATGAGTTGAGTTGCCCACGACGAGACGCTAGTTCTATCAAAGGCTTGAGATTATCTAGTTCTTCTCTGGATACTTTACCGTCAGCTTCATTTTTTGTTGCAGGTAGGTCTAAATCTTCGCGCACTGAAAAAACTAGCGAACCGTCACTGTCTCTAGTGAACGTGTAGTAGTTGTCGATTGATTTCAAAGCCTTGTCTTGCATAGCTTCGAGAGCTTGCCCCACACCACCTTCACGGAGTGCTTCTTTTACAGATGCAGGTGTCGTGTTGTCTCCGAACAAAGTTTCTGCTGACTTGTTAGAAGGAGACCCCATAAACAACTTTGTTGCAGCACCAAGAGCCTTACGAGTATCCCCGTAGCCGTGTTTACCAGCGAGCATTGGGTAAGCAAACAGCGGTATCTGAGACAAGTTTACTATTGCGGACGAGGGGTTCCAACCGATAGTCCACATAAATGCAAGTCGGTTTGCGTTTTTAGCAACGGTGTCTCTGGGTGGATTAACCGCAAAATTAGCACGATTAACCACCTCTGCAATCACTGCACTGTCCCTACGGTCTTTAGGCACAGTCTCTAAAAACTCGTCTTTCAGCCGCATTATGCGGTTAGTATTTTTTATACGCTCCGTCTGTCGCGCCAAGTCGTACGCTTTCGTTCTAGCTGCTTTTACCGCATCAACGTCAAAACCCGATGTCTTTTTACGCTTAACTAATCCTTTTGCAAAAGAAGACTCTGGTAGTGACTCAAGGAACAGACGCATTACCTGTTCTTTTACGTCTGGCGCTGCATCATTAGCGTTGAGCACGCCGAGCACTTGCGCTATGAAAGACCCAGATGGAGGATCGGTGTAGACATCAGACTCATCAGGGTTAAATACTTCTACATCAAACCCCTGTGCAGCATAGTCTTCTGCCGCTTTGAGCCTGTCTCCCTGTGTCTCAAAGGCAAATACAGCAGACTCGGACAGTGCTTCTGGGTTCTTTACCGCCAGCCAATGTGTACCCTCACGAGTTAACGGGAAGTACGGTTCCACACCCGTGCGTTCTAGTAACTTACTGAGCAATTCATTCTTGAGCGTCGTCTTCTGCTCGTCGTTAATATCAGCGTTGTCGATTCTACCCTTGAGTGCGTTTAGCAGTTCGTTGTACTGATCTTTATAGAACTGTCGCAAACTATCGTAGGCTTGCCTACCGTCTTTGCCGAGCGTAGCGCCCGTATAGATGGCGTGTAATTCTTTGTGTCGAGCTACTTTTAGCTGGTCAGTGCCTTCTACAGTCTGTTTACCGTATTTCTTTCTAGCCTGTGCAGGGGTAAGAGCGGGGTCTACTTCATCTAATGTACTGTCGTAGATTAGGTTATTCCAATCCTTCATTGTTTTTTCAGATGCGTTGTTCGCCCACCTAAATATAGGGGTCAACCTTCTACGAGTATTTTGTTCTGATACGGTCAGATCACCACGTTGGTTTTCTATGGCTGTAAAAACTTTCTTAGCGCCATCTATACCCCGATGCACAGCTATATCTAATACAGATTGATTAGGTAAAAGCCCTAAAACTACTTTTTTACCTTGTTTTCCTTGTGTGGAATCTTTATCTAGCACAGCGGAAATGTCTCGTGCTAGTTTTTCTCCAAACGCTTTACGTCCTTCTTTACTCTTTAAGTCGCGTCGAGAATCTTTTATGCGATCCCCTATTTCTGTAACACCTTCTCTGTCACTCATAGACCGCAAGGTAGGCCCGTAGCGATCTTTAGCAGCAGGAGCTAAGATTTCTTCTATCATGCGGCTTGCTTCACGCTGGGCAGTCTTAGGGCCGAGTTTGCCAATCCCAAGAAAGTCCATGATCGTTTTGAAGAACCGTTGCAACGCACTAAGTTTCTCACCTTTAGGGTTTATACCTGCTAGTTCAAGTTGAAACTTAGAATTAGAAAACGCTTCGGCTACAAATTCGTTTAGCGCTATGGTTTCAGCGTTACGTTTTGCAGTCTCTGGGTTCACACCTTCAGCTATAAACTGATTCTCTAACTTCTGGGGATCCATACCACCGTAGTACAAAGCCACATAGGGCTGTACTTGCCTACGAAGGTTCTGTAGTTGAGTGGTTACAGGGTGTGAAGGCTTCCCTATTGTGTTGAAAGTAGCTGCGTGAGTCATTTCATGCAGTAACTTGTGAGTATCTAAATACTTTTCGTTGAGATATATCGTGTTGTCTGGAGCAACAAATAGGCCAGCAGGCGTTCCTTCTGATCCAAGCCCTTTTCCCATCGAACTTAGTTTGGACGGCGAAGCAATCTGCACCTGTGTATCGCCAACAAGCGTCGAAAGTTTTTTAGCAACGCGCTTGATAAACTTATCTTTAGAAACGGTAGCAAGCACCGACAGAGCAGACTCTAACTTATTATCCTGTAATAGTTTTATTACCTGTTCCGGGAGACGCGAATCTAATTCAATTTCCGTACGTGTGGGGGCGTAAAGTATTTCGACGCTATCTTCTTTTGCTTGCCTTACTGCCTTTCTTTCAGCAGTTATTTCTTCTAGCCTGTCAGTGGCCTCGCGTTGTGCAGCCCTAACTTTTCTAAGGTCGGCTGTATCTATACGTTCTCGCTGTTCTGCTCTAGCCTTTTCACCTTCGGCAACTCGCTGTTTTCTTTCTATATTTCTCTGAGCGGTGCGTATCTTTTCAATTTCAGAGGCTTCACGCTCATCCGCACGTCTTTCTGCTATGTCCGCTGCTGTAGCTCTTCTTACAGGCTCTCTAGGTGGAGCTTCACGAACTTCTGTTAACTTCTTAATAGCAGCCGCTTGAGTAGAACCTAGTGGTAGAGGAGCCTCTACATCAGCGGGGAAGTCAGGATCAGGGCGATCAAGCGATATGAAGCTAAAATCTGTTTCTCCGGTTTCAGGGTCTACAGACTCTTCTCTCCTAACACGTTCTACGCTGCCGTCAGGAAATCTAATCTCTGCATCACCTGTGGTAGGGTCAATTTTAGACATACTGGCTTTAGTACGCTTACGACCTACCTTAGCTTTGACCTTACGGGCTAGTGCACCACGCTTTGTTCTTTTTCCAACATCAACTGCATCAGCGTCTCTTCCAGCACCTCCCACTGTTCGTCCGTCAAATGTAACAGTCTCGTCGGTATCCTCACGCTCTGCTCCAAACTCCACGCTTGCTGGATCAACTGCATCGCCTGTTCCAACTCCTGTTGCAACAGCTCCCTTTTTTCGCGGTGCCAAAACTCTATCGGGTATACGACGTTGCTCACTAGGTACTCCTGTTGGACTAACGCCACGAGTTTCAGTAGCGTCGAATGTAACTGCTTCGCTCGTTGTGCGTTTTTCGGGTATTTGTGCTTCCATTTCTGAAACATCAGTCGCGGCAGGAAGCGGATCTTGTTTTGTACGAGCAACATTTATTGCTCGCTCTATAGTAGCGGATTCAGATTCTGTTGGTTGCGTGTTTGTTATGCCCGCCGCCGTTAGCGCACGAGAAAACCTTTTTTGTAACGTGCTGTACTGCCGTGTAGGTTGGTTTTCTATTACATCTAATAAGATGTTCCGACGCCGTTGTTCGGACTTTTTAGCTTGTGCAGTATCTAGTTGACCTGTAAGTGATTCCCTCTCAGATGCAGCACGTATTCTTTCTTGCTCTGTCTTAGCTCTATCCGCAGCGTCAATGTCAGCCGCAATCAAAGTTTCAATATCTGCGGTTTCTTCTGCGTCTATAGCGGCTCTAATTTCAGCCGTTTCTAGTTCATCAACCATATCGCGTTGTGCGACAGAGGCTTCGGTTGGCGTTTCTTCGGGGAACAGCCTGTCTCTTTCAGCCTGTAATTCGCTTTCAGGCTCTTCACGCATAGCTGGCCCTAGACGACGTTCTGCTTGCTCTTTCTCAAGGGCGAACATATCAGCCTGTCTTTCTCCCGCACGTTCACGGGCCGATTCTTGTGCTGCTTCTTCTGCTTCTAAATCTATTTCACCTAGCGGTTCTCTTTCTACCGCAACATCACCTAGCGATTCTTCTTCTTTTGCAGCATCGCCAACGGTTTTGCCTGCTCGTCGTGGAGCAAAGAGATCAACGAACCCTTGAAGTATGGCACCTGCGGCACCGCCAACTGCGGCTTCTTCTGCCGTGTCAGCACCAAGAATCTCTCTGGCAGCGTTGTATTCTTGCTCGTTAAGGTTTTGCAGTATGTTGGATGCAGCTTCCTGCGTAAGTTCTGCACCACCTGTTATACCTGCGCTGGTAAGTCGTTCACCTATAGTTTCAACTTTTTCCGGCGGTATCTTTTCTAGGAGCTTAGTAAGTGTAGGTAGGTCAGCAAGTTTAACCACTCTTGCAAGAGGTATGGCTTCAAGTACACCTGCTAGTAGAACAAGGGGGGCATCTACTGCTTTTTCTCGTTCTTCTACTGTAGCATCAGCAGCGCGTGCTCGTTCACTCGCTTCACCTCTTGCAGCCGCGTATCCTAAGCCTCCTAAGCCTGTAGCAACAGCCGCGCCGGGAGCGCCAAGAACCGCAGCGCCTAAACCAGCCCCAGCAAAACCAGCAAGAGATCCAAGACCAGAGGCTACTTTGTAGGTAGGTGAATCAGGATCGCCACCTTCAGGGCGCAAGAAGTCCGCTATACTCTTAATACGCTCTCTAGCGGCAGTTTCTTCCTCTTCTTCTAGTAGGCTAGCGACACCTAAACTAGCGGTTTCGCCAATACCAACAAGCCCTGCACCGAACCCAGAGGTGATGTCTTCAACCACGCCGGTTTCTCGTGGTGCAGAGGTAGGACGAGGAATAGTGCGTCCCGCTAAAACAGTTCTTAGCGCAGTTGCAGCTTCTGCATCTCCAGTAGCTAGAGCATTACGGTACGCACGAAAAACCTTCTCTCTAGGTACTACTGGCATACAAACTTACGTCGCTAGTCTGTCTACAAGGGCTGCTAAATTAGGGTTCAGGTCTACATTATCTGAAGTTCTTCTGCCACCACTACCGCTCAACGTACCTGCGCGTTCTTGAATGCTCGCTTCAAAATCGTTTATACCCGCTTTTTCTAACATCTGAGTAAATTCAACGGTCATAGTCTCAAGCCTATCTATAGCAGCATTAACCTGTTCCTCGCTGCTAGCCCTGTCAAATCCAGCGTCACCCAAAATCTCTTTTTGTAACTCGGCCTTAGCCTGCAAGAATTCAGCCGCTAGTTCTGCATAAGCTAGTTCTTTATCCGCTGCTTGTTCCGCAGCGGCACGGCGATCTTCCATTTGATTCAAGAACAGTTCGAGCTTAGTTTTAGCCCCCTGCATGTCAGCGTCGAATTTACGATTACCTTCAGCAATAGCTAGTTTTACGTCGTCCGCTGCGGCACCTTGAAGTGCAGCGGCAGCGGCTCGTTGGTCTTTAGCCAGAACCTCAACGGCATCTTGACCTGATTGAATTTGAGAACCTGCTATGTCCAGATCAAGCTGGATCTTCTCGTTCTCAATACCAAACTGATCCGTCAAATTCTTACGTGCAGCGGCTTCTTGCTGCACACGTTGGTTAAATGCACCTGCGCCGAATCCAGCTAATGCAGTGCTGCCACGACCAGCGGCACCCAAAAGACCCGCTGTAAGTCGCTGTCTACGTAACTTAGCGGGATCTGTTTGTTGCGCTTGTAGCTCTTGCATACGCTGTAGTTGAGATTCTTTCGGCCCTAATTTACCTTCCTCTCGACCAATAGCGGCTTCAAGAATACCTTTGGTGCGGTCTTCAGCGTCCTGCCTAGCGTCTTCACGAGTCCCTTCGGGTTTGATACCCGTATCTTCTAAGAGAGTTCGCGCCATGTCTTGACGCGCGGTGCCTACAACGGTAGGTGTAGGTGTAGGTGAAGCTAACCCCAGAGCTTCAAGCCCTTGTGGTTGCTTGTCGGCGGGCTGTACGCCAGCGTCCCTAGTCATTATACCTGAAGCAATACCGCCTACACGTTCTTTTGGTTTTGAAGGGCCGCCTAACGCTTCCGTAGAAGCAGGTTCTTCGTCTTTCTGTCTTGTTTGTTCAGCTTCTAATTGTCTTGCTTTGTACGAATACGGTAGTGGCTGTTCAGCAAGCTCGTTAATTACCTCTACAACTTCTTCTGTAGTGATGTTTTCTGGTAGGACTATACCTAAAGCGCGTAGTCGTTCTTTTTCTTTCTCTATTCTTTCTTCGCGCCTACGCACAGCGTCCATATCGGGAAGGCTGAATTGGCTAAAAAACCCCGGCTTCTCGGGGGCGCTGACAGACATACCGTTAGAAAACGCAACAATGCCACCGCCAGCCATCATAGCGGGCTTCTGTGGGCCACCCATAGCAGGTAGTCCTTTTTTAGCGGTGCGTTGCATGTTTTGTTGGGCGCGTTTATTAATTTGACCAAGTGTACCGGCAGTGCGTTGCGCAACGTCACCTAGCTTTCGGCCTTGCTCTTGCTTAATCATGCCAAGCACTTCTTGCTCACGCTGCTGTGCAATCGTGGCGGGGTTCTGTTGCATCTGCATTTGCATGTTACGAGCAGCGGCTTCTTTCTCGCTTTTAAGTTGTTGTAAAGCAAGGAGATCTACTAGCTCTTGGCTCTGCTGATAGCGTTGTTGTAGTGCTTGCGGATTGTTTTGGTAGGCATCTTTCTTGCGAGATACCATTTCACCTAAACCTTGTGAATTAAGCACCTATACCACCTCCATATTCTGACGTTGTGGGAGGAGTTGAACTGTCGCCACCACCAGTAAACAGATCAATAAACTCGCTAATACCACCTGCGCTACCCAGAAGAGTAGATAGTGAGCTAGGTTGTGCATATGAGTAAGTTTGCGCTGCAATCGGCAGTCCTTGCAGCAACGACTGTTGGAACTGAAGCCCTTTGAAAGGGAAGTCACGTTCTTCACGAAACTGCCCGTAATCAGCGGCTATACCTTCTTGTTCTATTGCTCGTTGTTCAGCACCGCCAGCACGTTGAGCGCCTAGTGCTTCTAATCCAAAACGCCTGTCAGCGGCTAGTTGATCTCTAGCTTGGTTGTATGCTTGTGCATACCCTGTAGCACGGATGTTGGCTAGATTTTGCGCCAGATTACGTGCCCCTTCAGACTCCATAAGAGCTTGTCGAGAACCACCAAAAGCTCCAGCCTGAGTAAGCCTAGCAGCATCTGCTAGTCTTTGACGTTCTGCATCACGAGTCGCTGCCTGCATTTGTGGTTGAAGTGACGCCTCTAAGTAGGGGTTCATGTATTGTTGAGCAGCGGCTGCATCGAATGTAGTAGGGGTTGTGGGTACGGCTAAATTAGCTAACCCTGTAAAGGCTTGTTGTTGTACTCCTGACGGGCCAGCAGTCAACGGCCCCATATAGGCTTGGTAAGGCTGATTAGCGAGCGCCTCACCTTTGCCAAGCATTCCAGTAACGTAATCACCAGCAAATTCTGCTAACGCACCAGATCTGCCTACCTCTTGCCCTACACTTGGGTCAGCAGGAACGGTTACACCACCACCATCTTGATACTTATACATACTCATTACCTTTATGCGGGTAGCATCTTTTGAGGTTTGATTTCTTTACCCTGTTTTGGGTTACCTGTACGTTCTTTACGTATTCTAGTCATCATTTGGTGTAGCTGCTTTGCACCGGCATCAGAGTTACCGTTGCCTAAATGACTTACTACATCCGCAGGTACAACAAATTCTCCATCACTCAAACGTGCTTCTTGACCACCTTCTATCCTTGCTGGAATCTTATCAGCCATACCATCAGTAGCACCACCTAAATAACGCCCTTCACTCATACGCATGATTCCACCAGCGGCTGCTTTTTGAGGGGGCATATTAAGTGCAGCAAGCCCTTGTGCTTGTTGTTGTGCTTTTGCGCGCGCTTGCTCTACAGACATAGGTTGACGTTCTGGCCGGTCTGCGTAAACGACATCGCTAAAATACCGTCTACCGCCTGATCCGGGTCTACGGTTAGGATCTTGCTGCATAGGCACGCGCTCGCGTACAGCTTCGTATTTTGGAATACTGCCCTGATACCCGACCACAGGTGTTTTAGAGTCTAATAAGCCAAACTCTTTCAGGGCTAAAGAACCACCTACACCACCTACAAATTTACCGAGATCAGAACGAAAGAAATCGCCGACACCGCCCAAAAACGTGTCTTCGCCCGGATCATCGGTAAAAGCATCGGATACGCTAGATGTTAAATCAGTCCACCAACTCATTATTTTTCTCCAATAATCCGTAACAATTCTTCGTTTGTGTCTATTACGCCCCCACGTTTGCGTGGTATTGGGGGTAAAGCAGGTAAAGAAGGTGTGTTTCTTGGCTGCGGTCTGTCGATTGTACCGTAAGGTGTAGGGAACATACCTGCACGTTGTTGTGGCCCCAATATACTACCAAAATCATATAGGTAGTCGATCTGAGTCAACGGAGACTGTTGCACCGTAACCTGTTGCCCTGTTAAATCTGCGGCTCCCATTAACTGATCGAACAAATCTCTACGTTTAGCTTGTTGAGCCTCTTGTGCAATTTGTGTTTGCGTCTGTTGTTGCTGTTGCGCTAGCTCTTGTTGAGTAGCATATATGCCTGTGGGAGCAAATTTACTCTCAAGGTCAAACAGTACGTCCTGCCCTGTTGCAGCTTGTTGCAACAGATCCAAGTCAGCCTGATCTATGACGCCATCCCCTGTTACATCATAAGCTAGCTGTTCTTGGGTAAATTTATATGTTTCGGGGTCATTAATTGCTTCTTGTTGCGCTATAAGATCAGCAACAAACTCTATATCTGCATCAGTTACTTCTGAAGCGGGCTTACCTACAAGTTCCGCTACATCTTCTAGCTCAGCAGTTAACGTAGCTTCTGTGTCACGGATAGCACGCAGAAGATCAGCTTCTGTGTCACCAATTAACGTGCGTAGCGACTCTTCAGATTCGCCAATACTTTCAAGCAACGCTTTTTCTGTAATGCCAAGCTCTTCAGCGAGGTCAGAAATTGCATCCCCTAGCGCAGTATCTCTGTCTTTGCCTGCCTGTTCAGCTTCATCAATCTTCTCTAAAAGATCACGTTTAGCAGTATCAACGTCTTCGGATATTCCTTCTATGTCTTTGGAGAGTTTAGTTTCTAAGTCGGCTAACTCGTCCTTGAAGTCTTCTCGTATAGAAAGTTCAGAGGCTGCTATAGCGTCTAATAAGTCTTTTTTCGTTGTACCTAGATCACCAGCAAGCTCTTCTATTGCTTGTTCTAGTGCTTCGTCACGAGTCTTGCCTTCTGCCGCTAACTCTTCTATACGCTCAAGTAGACCTTCTTCTAGATCTTCAAGGTCTTCTTTGGTTACGGCATCAGGATCGTCAGGATCATCTTCTTCTGGATCACCTTCTTCTGGATCGTCAGGATCATCGTCAACAGGATCATCGTCAACAGGATCATCGTCAACAGGATCGTCAACAGGATCATCGTCAACAGGATCATCGTCAACAGGATCATCGTCAACAGGATCATCGTCAACAGGATCATCGTCAACAGGATCATCGTCAACAGGATCATCGTCAACAGGATCATCTGGCGGCAGTTCGTATTCAGGCGGTTCGTACCCCGTATCGTCGTCTGGGGGAGTACCATCTTCATCTACACCGAAATCTTCGCGTGCGGTAGATTCTGGATTAATAGACTCAATTAAATCTAATACACGGTCTATCTGTGTAGAAGTTGCATCTGGATCACTAAGTAACCCATCTAATTGAAGCAGTAGCATGTTTTCAGAATAATCAGCCACATTATCTGAAGTGTATTTCTCTGATTTGCCTATAAATGCAGCTAGATCTTCTCCTGTAGGTCTATACTCTAAATCTCTAAAGTATTGACGAGCTTCAGTTTTTGTAGTGTATAGAGGGTCAAATACGTTAGAACGAAGCTGCCCTAGTACGGTATTTGCTTGACCAGACTCAGTTTGCTGTACATATCGCGCTGCTTGTTCTTCGGTTAACGTCAAACCTTCACGGGCTGCGGTGTTTATAACCTCTTGCGCGTCGATGTAGCTGCGGTCTACTAGATCTGCAACGCTTGCTTTTAAACGGTCTTCAGCACGAGCGCCGGTAAACTGAAGTATGTCGGCCTCAGTAGGCTCATAGTCTGGGTTTTCAGCTTGAAATGCGTCTCTAGATTCGGTGTACGTGGTGTAGTCGGCATCAAACGCATCATTTAGCAGGCTGGTCTGTAAGCCGCCATATTCATCACTGGTTATGCCAAACTCTGCTAGGGCCGCTCTAGCCTCTGCATCGTTAATTAGCCCGTTTTTAGCGCCTTCTATCGTGGCATTTATACCCGCATGGGTAGAGCGTATGGCTCCAGCTAAGGCATCTTGTGCGCTATCAATACCCAATACGGCTGCTGTGACTCCGCTACCACCAACAAGACCTCCCATACCCGCAGATGCTATTGCAGCGCCCCAATCGCGGTTTGGATCTACTGATTTTAGAAAAGCCTCTAATTGTGTGGCAGTTAACGCTTCTTCTACGTATTCAAAAAGACCCTCTGTACCTATAGTTTTTGCAGCTTGCAGCCCTGCAACGAGAGAGTCTCCAGCATCAATACGATCACCTAACTCTTTTACCGCTTCTGCTACTTTTGGATCTAAGGTGCCTTTTTTACCACCCAATAAAAACTTATCTAATGCTTCACCGCCCATACCATAGGAAATAAGCGACAGCACAGCAGCGGTGCTACCATTAAGCATTGCAGCGTTATGGGCAAACTCGTGAATTTCATCCATTTGCCCTGCAAACAGCCCATTTGCATTAAGTAAGTTGCCAACGGGTATGCCAGCAGCTTGCATAAGAGCTATTGTAGCTTGATTGTTTTCTTGTAACTGCTTTAACTTTGCATCGAATGCTTCGTCATAAGCCCCGTCAGCACTACCACCAAAAGCCTCACTAGCATCAGTGGCGGCAGCGGCGGACATGCCCGATCTTATACCTATTTGGTTTGCCGCGACCTTGGCAGAAGTAGATACAGCGCCCTTACCTGCAACTTTTGCTGCGGCTAATGTGGCACCCTTTGCTATTGCCCCTACACCGCCACCCACGAGTAAAGGGCCAACTTCTTGAAAAAATTCTACCCCTGCAATCTCAGCCAGCATGATAGTTGGGTCATCAACAAATGCGTCTGCCCATGCTTGAGTGGTATTCCAGAACCCCTCTGCCTCTTGTATCGTGCTCCACATTTCTTTAACACGATCTTGGTACCCTTCGGTATTTGCAGAGTCACCGAGTTCAAGAAGTTTGTTTACCTCTTGCCCAAATTTTAAGTCATCAGGACGTGTCCCAAATAGGTAAGTAAGCCCTAACATAGCTTTGGTAAAGCCCGCACCCGCACGAATCATATTTGCAGTGGTGTTAACTACACCTGCTTCTAGATCAGCAGCCAGCTTACGAGCTTTTGCCTTGTTCATGCCGGAGGCAAGCATGGCGGGTAAGATGTTTTCAGACACGTTATTGGCGGCTTCTACAGCATCTTGCGCCATTTCGTAGACGCTAATACCGTTAGTCGCACTTTCTGCGCCATTTTCTTTTACATATTCAACGCTTTCTTTATTGCCTGTAACAGAATCGGTGCGGCCTAGCTTGTCTGTGTACGCTTCTGGGTCGCTGTTACGTAGTTGTGCAAGCTCACTAAGATCTAACGCAGATACAGCGTTTACAAGCCTGCCGGTGAGCTTCACACCAGACTCTTCTAATAGCCTTAAATGGCTATAGCCTTCACCACGCAACTCTACATAAGCGTTCATGGCGTCTAAGCGGAAGTCTGCGAGATCAGAATTACCTCCGTTAGCACGATCTTCTTCGTACATAGCATTAGCTATTTGGTCTATTGCTAACCCAATAGACGCTGCTCTAGCTTCTGGAGACATTCCGGGCAAAAGTTGTTCCGTGGTGTACTTTGTGCCTTCAATGTTTAATTCAGTTACCCCGTTAGCGATAAAGGTATTTGCTACAGAGGTATTAGAATCTGCGATCCCAGAATCTTCTTCAAAATTAAGTGTGGTAGCAGGAGCCTCCGCTCCGAAAGACTGCTCGAATAATTTATTAAGCGCCTCTTGTGGGTTTAATCTATCCCCTAAAGAAATCCCTGCTGCGTCAAGATATGCTTGAAACTGTGGGGCATCTATAATTTGATCGGCAAGTTCAAGTTTTTGTTCTAGCGGTATGTCTTTAGTGTTACGAAAAATGTTAGCCCACAAAGAAGGTTTTTCCTTAAACCTTATCTGTAACCCGTTAACATCTTCAAATATAGGAACCCCGTTTTCATCGACTAACCCAGCACTGGGTTTATAGCCTCCTAATACTTCAGACATTTCTGCGGCTTCTGCCGCTTTCATATCAAAAGCAGCGATACCGTATTTACGTATGTACTCGTCGTCAGTTAAAAGATCAGAAAACTCCTCACGCTCTAAATCCTGTTGTGCTTCAGTTAACCCTGCTACACCTCCAGAGCCTTCAGACTCGTAATTAATACCTTTCGCTGCCGAGGATATATCTGTTTGACTTGGTGAGAACAAACCACCTAATGCTTCACCAGTGTCGCGTAGCACCTCGCCCATCTTCTTAAAGAAGGTGTCTTTGTTTACGCCTGCTATGCCACCACCAGATAAGATGTACTGTCCCAACCCAGCAGCCAAGGCTGTATCAAGATTCATACCTCGCGCTAAGGCCGTTTGAGTTTTGACTAAACCACTTACCAGCAGATTCTGGTTTACACCTGCTCTATCAAGAACTTCTGAAGTAAGACCTACTTTATCAAGAGCGACAGTGGTCAGATCTGGGCCAAACGCTGCAAGAAATCCCGCGCCTACATTACCAGTAGCAGCACCCGAGGCTATTTGCGTAGCTGCGTATATTACTTTTGCTTTAGTGTAGTTATCCGCAAGCTGTGCGGCAGTAGAGCCTGCGTTTATAGCTGCTTGGTATTCTGTAGTGCCGGGAGTAGCTGCTGCTTGAGCGTTACCTAACTGTTGAGCAACCGTTGACCCCGCAAAGGACAGTCCTGCGCTTTTAAGTATGTCCTTAAAGTCACCGCCAGATACGGCTGTTGTAGCAGCAGAAACAGCAGCGGTAGCAGCGGCTAATTGTGCGGCACTATACCCAGCAGAACCAGCAGCACCAGCGGCAGTGCCAGCACCAGCAGCGGCAGCGGGGGTACCAAATGCACCTGTTTTTAAGAGCAACTGAGGTGCAAAATACGCTGTTGCTATAGCAGCCGCAATCTTAACGTATTTAAGGTTGTCATCCCTAGCTCTAAAAGTACGTATCTCTCCAAAACTAAACGGGTCGTATAGATACGTAGAGCGACCCTCATCGCGCTGAATATCAGATTGTCGAATGGGGAGAACACCGTATTTGCCATACAGTGCTTGAATCATGGGATCTTCTTCAAACGTAGCTTGTAGTGCGTTTTGATAACTCATCCCACGAGTCATCATCAAGAAAGGAATTTGGTCTTGAAGAATAGGTTCAATAAACGAGTGAAACTCATTTATCTGCGCGATAGAAGAATCTGTATGGCCTCTTAAATCCTTTTCCCTTCCTTTTCGCGATAGGTTAAAACCGCCAAATGACTGCTCCTTTATATTTTGCGCTATAGGAGAAAAATCTATTCCATAGTACCCGCCAAGAACTGTGGCTACCTGTTCAGGAGAGTCGGTAATAGCCAGCACTGCATAGGCGCTCTGCGCTTCTTCTTCAACGCGAGGCTTGCCTTCCTCATCGCTACCAAATATATCTAAGAGGTATTCAGGTGCATCTGAGCTTTGTATGTAATTCTCAGCCGATGTACGTGCTTCAAACCGTCCGTCTCTTCCTCTACCACCGCCTACATTAAATTTAACGCCCTTATACAAATCACGTTGTGCGGCACCAGTCCCAATCTCTTTTATCGTAGATTCTAAAGAATCTTCGTAGGTGTCGTCGTACCATTTGTCAAGTTGGTCAACACCGTCTACTTCATCGTAATTAGCGCCCTGCGATAACGAATCCCTAAATTTGTTAATAACTGCTTGAATATAGCTAGTAGCCACTACGATACCTCCAGCAAGCTAGCAACAACGTGTAACCTGTTAGCAGTAGCAGCAGTAACTTTTAATATCTCAGACTCTTCTACCACCAAAGGCGCGGTAAGTAGTTCTACTGTGGCGTTAGCACTGACAGCTTTAACCTTGAACAAGCTAAATACTGCGCTATCAGCATCGGTAATAGTTACAGTTATAGTATCTGCGTTGCCAGAGTCCTCTGACACTAGAATAGACTTAACAATGCCTCTCTTCGCTGTCGGGCATGTGTACAACGTGGTTGCATTGGTAGTAGTGAGATCTACTTTGGCGTTTCTGTACAGATTAGACATTAGCTAAAAAACCACCCAGCAGCCTGCGCTTGAGGGGACGTGCTAGCGTCTCGCACAGCCTTATCTAATTGAGAAAAATACAGTCGAAGTGCGTTATTGAATTGATTAAAGTCGCGCTGGTTGTACTGCTGTGGTGGATTCGGCAGTACAGGTGCTACAAAATCTATGTCATATCTGGTGGTATCTGCGGGCATTACCGTCTCCCATCGGGACGTATATCAAGTCGAGGTGCCCCTAACTGCCACTGCACACCCAAGTCTGCGGATTGTACCTTTATAGATAGCTGTCTACCACGTACGCGGGTGTTTACTTGTGTAGTGTACTTCTCAACCGGCACTGTCGCAGAACGAGCTACTGTACCACTACTATCTCCACCTTCAGATGCAGGGCTACTAAACCCAGATCCAGAAGACTGTAGCGGTAGTAATTCTAGTGTTGCGCTGGGGCTTTCTGCCGTAGACCCATCAAAAGTTATATCGGGCAAGATTCGGCGTATGAATGAGAACCTATCGCCGTCCTCTATATCAAACTCACCAGAAGTAATGAACGCCGTAATAGCTGCTCTCGTTCCGCTCTCGTTGTCATCCACCCCATCTTCGTGCGTGACTAGATTGTTACTGTAAGTAGCCGCAACGGGGAGTTGGCGTATGCCAGTATCTAGCCATGCAGACCTAGCCAAGCTGCCAAAGTACCAAATCTGTTGTGCATAGTTGTAAACAATATACTTATCTATGGTTGAAGAACTGTTTGACGGATAAAACCACCAAACCTCATCAAAACCCTCATTAGTACCCGCAAAAACCTGCTCTATTTGTTCTTGGTTTATGTCGTTAAAAACATGTCTTTTTAGAGCGCAAGGTAGATTTTTAACCCTGCCATCGTACATATAGAAAGAATCTGCGCCCATCCAATAAGTTATGTCGTCGGCGTACACTGCGGCGTTTTGTGAGGCTATAGATACGTTATCTCCAAGTAGTTGAGATCCCCACACGGCAGGTGCGCCCACATACTGTAGAGAATAAAGGGCCGAATCAGTCCACACTAAAATTTCTTGACGAGACTGTAGGGCAGTTACTATTTTTGACCCTTTAGAAAGGCGTAAATCCCCCGCTTGATTATTAGCTGCGGGCGTCCAATTTGCAGCACTTTCTTGGTCTGACCACCTAATCAACATCGGATCTTGCACAGCAGACCCTAACGTATTAGCACCAAAGCAGAATACAAACCTACTTACATCTGACACAAGGATGAAATTTTGTTTTGTAGGGGTATTAGAAGCGCCTGCTATAGAAGATAGCTCTACTGCGCGTGTAGTAAGTCCATTGCTAGCATCCCAATAGTAGATACTGGCACTACGAGGGCCAAATATAAGGTCTTCACCAAAATTAGATTGACTAAACAAGCGCAAAGAGTCCGTAGAAGTGGATCCGTTACCCCATGTGCCTTCGTTCCACCCTCCAGCACCCCAGCCTACTAGCGGTACAGCGGCCTCTGGGCCTATATTAACTTGGTATTTTGCTGTTACAGAACCACCACCTGTAGCCGATGAAGAAGCTGCACTGCTTGATTCTATAGTGTATGTGTTGCCAGTAGAGTAAGTTATTTGAAACTCACCGTTTAATGTAAGCCCACCTACCGCAGAGGCTCCGCTAAACGTAACAAAATCACCGTTTATATACCCACCATTAGCATCCGTAACAGTAACAGTAGTAGACCCACTAACAGTCGTAAAAGGATTAGTAAGAGATACACCAGACGGCGTGCGTTCAGGTGTTACGTCAAAATAAGTACCGCCTTTTTCTATGTAAAACTTTAAGTTTGTACCTACCCCTAACAGGTTTTGCCCTTCTAGGGTAACCCAGTTAAACAAAGAGCGAGCGACACCTAAAAACGTGTTACCAGATATTTGCTCCCACCCACCTATTTTTTCAGGAAATCCTGCACGAAACCGCACTTTATCGCAGTCTGCCCAACCCTGTTCATCTACATAACGAGTAACTTCTTTGTTTACTCCGGGTTTTAAGACTACTTTACGTAACGTCATTATTTGTACTCGCCTGATCGTATAAGTTCAGTAACTTCTACTGCGCGATCCCCCACCTGCTCTGCCCACCTGCTATCCATAAACTCGTCAGCAGCTACATCGTATTGTTCACGAGACATAGCTTCTAAGGCTTTAACGAACCCTCGTAGTCTGGTCAGACCAAGATTGAAGGATAGGTTAATCATCGCGTCACGACGAGGTTTACCCAAAGACCCATACCAGTCGTACGTTGCCCTTAACTCTGCATCGCAGCGTTCTATGTCATTCATTAACAGGTATTCGATCTCATCATCGGAAAGACCAATACCGCCGTTTTCGTCCAAATTGCGCCCGACACCTACAGTTATCATGTTTTCTGAGCATTTGTACGCATGGCTACGCACACCCTCATGCCGTTTTAATGTTTCTACAAGTGGCCCCATGAATGTCACCATCTACCTCTCCCGTGCTACGGAGTTAACCTTCTCGTAGCTTCTCATTGCGCCCAATCCGAGCATACCCATCATAACGGGCACTAAGAGCGTTGTATCTACTTCTGGCACAGCTACCCAGATGCTGATTATGTTGGCGATGATTGTGTTGTAGAGCAGGCCCAGCGCACAGATCCAGCCGATGGCAGGTCGCCACCCAGCAACAAACAAGCTCTTGTGTGCGGCCTCCATCTTGTTAATTTCAAGCTGGCCCTTGAGCGCCTCATGCGAGTGTTTTTCACTCATCGTCGCTATCTCATGGGCTAAGGCGTTCTTCTGGTCTTTGTCTTCAATGAACTTGTCCAGCAGTCCAGTGACCGGCCCAACTAGCGATGCAACAATACTCATAATCTATTTCCTATTTGACCATGCTTGTGCGCCAAAAAACGCAGCCAGTATACCTGCAACGGACACAAAGTAGACCGCAGCCATGTCGCCCAAGATAGATGCAGCTTGGTTCATCCCGAAGAACTCACTGACAACGACAAGCGATGGATAGAGCAACATCCCCCAGAGTGCAAACCAACTCATAGCACGTTGTGCGTCTGCTCGTTCGTGCCGTAATCGTAGTTCTTGTAGCTCTCTGCTAGTTTGTAGCTCTTCGTCAGTAACAATGCCATCGCCATCCGCATCGTATTCGGCGTATTCAGAGTCTTCTTCTAGTTTTTTTGCAGCCATTAGTCGTATGTCTTTGTGTTTGCGTTTACTCGTTTCGGTATGCAATACGCGCTGATATTCGTCTGCCGCTGCACCGCGCGATCCTTAACCAAATTAACCTTACCCGTCTCAACCCACTGAGCAAACTGATTGCATCTCTGTATGTTGCGGAAATAGAACTGATCAGCAATTGGCTCACCCTCAACAATCACCACTAGCAGAAAGGCCATTATCATCCGTACACCTTCACCATAATTGCAAACCCCGCTGCGATTATCATCCCACCAATAAGCAAAGTGGTGCCTCCTACTAGGATCTGGTTGGTCAGATGTTGTCGCGCCTTCTTTTTACGAGCAATCATTCTCAGATGCTCTTGCCTGTCCTGTTCTTGTTGGGCTTTTGCGGCCTTAAAATCGTCTAACAGCTTTGGGTCTGCGATGAGGAGCAAATCGTGGACGCTCTGCCAGTGCCGGTCATATTGCCTTTTTATCATTTGGAGCTTCAAGATTTCATTCTGAGTAAGAGGCTTGAAAGTGCTTTGTCGGCGTTGCGCCTCAAACTCTGTGATGCCCTCTCCAAAGTCCGAGATCATCCCCATTACCTGATGAACACCCTGACCTGTTTCGTTGCATTGAGCGATTAACCCGTTAATGGCAGATAAGGTGGCTGTAGCCGCTGCAATGCTTTCAATTACCATTGGGGGTCACCCCATGAAAAACTGCGGCAATGCTGCCGCTGCAATCAATGCGTACAGTCCGTAAATAAGATGCTCTAGGTGCTTAAACTTGGCAGAGCCTTCTGCAAGACGCTCTTCGATACGCTGGTAGCGCAAGGCACACTCTCGCTCATGGGCGTTGACTTCGTTTAATGCTTGTTCGCCTTTGTCGCTCATACCGATACATTCACTCTCTGGGTAGGCGCTAGTGGTTGCGCTTCTACCTTGTTACCTTCTTTGGTGTACATAGTCGGTATGATTGTTTCCACCGCCTCGCGCACAGTCTCGCCTTCAGCGCCTGTCCTTAACCGCTCTTGCTTTTGAACTGCTACCTGCTTCCAACTAACTTGAGCAGTATCATTAATGCTGATGTCCATCTTGCTCACCCTCTACAGGAAAACAATTGATATTGGCGGCTACTGTTCTTCGCTCGCCTTCCCCCTGAAAAGGGTAGACCATATGTTGCATCCAACTCGGAAACATATATAGCCTCCCCACCTGCGGCCTCACTACGACATTCTGCGTAGGTTTAAGCCTTTCTCTATCCCATGTGCTCGACTGTCCGTAGTTGAAACACAAACAGCCATCTGACTCACCAGAGGCGTTATACAGACCATATTCTTGCGATCCCGGCCTTGGCCCCTGCACTATCTGTGGCGGCACCTTAGTCCATGTCGTACAGCTAATACCCATAACCGTCTTCGTGCCGTGGTCATGGATGGGGTTGTAATCCCCCTCGTAACTATGCACAGACCATAGCTCATCCATCTCGACGTTTCTGTTGCCGTCTAGCAACTGACCAGACTGGGCCATGAACTGGTTAATATACGTCACGCCCATCTCGCACAAGAACCTAGAAAACGGTGCAAGCCTTGGATCTTCGTGATCCATAACAAGCTGCTCACCTGTCTTAATCTGACCAACTAGCGTGTGCGCTGCGCTGACCTTATCGTCTTGCGTAACTAGCTCATCAAGGTAGTCGTTACACGAATCAACAAACTCTGTCGGGATGTCCAGTTCCATCAAAAATACCGATGGAAGCGGGTGCATCTGATACTGAATCTCAGCCATTTATCGCTTCGACAGCAGCTTCTTCCTCGCCGTCTTCTGGCTCTTCTTCTGGTTCAACCAACTGAGCATCAGCTTGCACTTTGATCTTCATCATCAAAGGCCATGTGCCTGACTTACTTGGCATATCACCAAGGATTGCTAGGATTGCGTTGATCTCGTTTTCTTCTAGGTTGATTTGCACGGTCTATTTTTCCTTATGGTGTGTATGCTTTGGCTGCGGTAACAGCCGAGTCGATGGCACTAAAGTCTTCTGAACCCCAATCGCCTAGCGCCTTGCCGTACTCTAAGTATCCAGCACTACGCAGTACACGCTCTTGCTTTTCAGCACCTGTAAGATCGTTGCCGAACTCGTTATCAGATGCCAACACACTGGTGATGACATTCGCGCCATCCAACATGGCTTGATACATTTTGGCTTTTTCTTCGTCAGTACGGGCTACTGCTTCTTCAGACATGATGTCCTCCTTATGATTCTAATGCGGCTACACGCGCCGTTAATGCAGTAATAATTGCGTCTTGGTCTTGGATGGCTTTGACAAGGATCGGGATGAATTTTTCGTACTGAAGACCGTACTGTTTGCCATCACCCGATAGCGATACCGTAAGGTTTTTCTTTTCTGCAATCTTGTATCCAGCCGCTTCCTCGAGCGCCAACACAGATTGAGCTTTGAAGCCAACGTCCATCCAGTCTTCTTTGTGCGTACCGTCTGGCGTTTGTGCGTCTAAATCGTAATCATCAGCGTATTTGTCGCCATATTTAGAACGCTTGTCCCAATAATATGTGACAGGTTCTAAGGCTTTTACAAAGTCCAACCCGAGGTCTAGGTCAACAAAGTCAGTTTTGTCGCGTTGATCTGACGCTACTGTTAAAGCTACTTGAATGTGAGCACTTGTAATATTTTCATCAGCTATATGAATTTCATTACTGTGAGTAGTTACAACACCGCCGGGGCTTCCTGTGCGTCCTGAGTCATGGCCTAAACATAAGTTATTGGAGCCACTTGTAAGATCTTCTAACGCAAATATACCTATAGCGGTATTGTCATTTCCAGTAACAACAGCATCTCCCCCTGATCCATACCCGACAAAAACATTGTTAGACCCTGTAGTCATTTCGTCGCCAGCTAGACTGCCGATGAGAGTGTTACGGACTCCCGTGGTGACTGCATCTCCAGCAGCGTATCCAATAGCTACGTTGTATGCGGTTGTCGCGGTAGTGAAGTTTTGGTTTTGAAGTGCAGATCTGCCTAAAGCTGTTGATCGACTTCCTAAACTATCTGCCGTGAGAGCGTTGTAGCCCAAGGCAACATTGTTTGAGCCTGTTGTGAACGCATCACCCGCAAGAGCACCGATGAGGGTGTTGAAGGTTCCTGTGGTGACTGACAGACCTGCGTTAGTTCCTACAGCAGTATTGTAAGCATTTGTAGCTGTAGTGAAGTTCTGAAGCTCTAAAGCGTTTAGACCTATTGCAACTGATTTACTGCCTTTTGTGTCAGAACTCAAAGCGAA